ATAGGTTTATTTTAAATTATATCTCAATTTCTTCAACAGAAGCCCAGTCTTTGTCTGAAACAGAAAATTCTAACTTCATTTTAACTTTAAATTTATCCATGTCAAATATAGCGTCAACAGGAAGCCACATTGCTATATCATTGATGACCTCTACTACACTGTGTAATTTGTCCTCTGGGCAATAGAAATATATAGCATCGTGGATAGTATTAAACCACTGCACATAGGGAGGGGTTATCATGCTTCCCAAAATCATTATTAAATTACACCACTCTGCTGATGTCCCCTGAATCGGGGCATTTATAGCATGTTTTTGAGCTTCTTCCCCTAATTTACCTGTGAAATTAATTTCTGGTAAATGCCGTTTCCTTCCAAATAACGTGCGAACAAATCTATGTTCTTTAGCATAAGATACAGCTTTATTGTGCCATACATCCAACATTTTGTATGTTCCAAAAATAGCTTCTCTATGTTTTGCAGCTTCTTTTTTAGAAATATCTTTACCGGTTTGAAGTTTGACGTAATTTTGATATCCCTCAACACTCAACCCATACACATACCCAAAATTAGCACTCTTAGCAATTTGCCTAAAATTTTTACGTTTATCGGGTTCCATAGCCTTAAAGTCCTCAATACCAACTCCGGCAAGTCTGGCACCTGTTGTGGTGTGCAAGTCTAAACCTTCATTGTAGGCTTTTATCATTTCCGGGTCTTGCGAAACAGAAGCAATAACCCTTAATTCAGCTTGACTAAGGTCAGCCCCAACAAAAACTTTACCCTGCGGGGGTATAAATAATTGTTTAACCCTATCCACCATTCCTTGTAATCGTTCGTACTTAGTACGCATTATAAGATTTTGAAGATTAGGGTTTCTGGAACTCAACCTACCTGTAACAGTACCATGCTGCAAGAATGTAGTGTGAATTTTACCATTTATAGAAGCCTTTTGCAGCCCTTCAAAATATGTTCCCATTATCTTTAAAGCTGACCGATATGTTTGAAGAAGCGTTATAAAAGGGTGGTCAATATCTTGAAATACTTCTACTCCTGTGCTTAACATAGGTTGCCCTGTACGACAATCTTTTGGTGGGATAAAGTTAAAACCTTCTTCGCTATATAACAGTTCAGCAAGTTGCTTTGGAGAAGCAAAATTAACTTCATAGGTCTCTGGGCAAGCTCTTAGTGTTTGTAGCTTTTCTTCATCGTTCTTAGTTTTCTTAACTTTAGATTCAATTTTTGCAATTGATTCTTTGGTAATTCGTCGAGATACATGACGCTCAAATAATAAAACCTCTTTATAATTCCTCAATTCTTTATATAGACTATCTATAACATCCTTACTATATGCTATACTATCGCTAATTCTGTCATCGCTTACATATACACCATCATACTCCATACGTTCTAAGGTTTTCAACAATGGTATAGAGACGTTACAATAATAATTGTACAATTCAGGGTCATCTAATAAAAAATCTTCAAAAACAACTTTTAATCTGAATGTATTATTTGTGTCAATAGAAGCATAATAAGACAATTCCTCCAATGGTACTTTAGCCCAATCAGAAGGTGATATACTATACCCATAACATTCTGGAAAAAACTTCACAGATACTGTTTCTAAGTCCTGTAAGGAGTTTTCATCTATTAAGTGGTGCATTATCATGGTGTCATGTAAAAGTCCTCTGTAATCACCTTTAAACCACTCTTTATAAACATGCAGGTCAAATTTTATATTATGCCCTATTTTAACAACATCAACATCTTCCATTAAATTTTGGAATCCCTCTAAAATTGAGGTAAGTTCCTCATAAGACCATACATGTTCAAAATGATAAATAGGTATAACATAACCATACCCGGCTTGAAAAGTTATAGACAATACAGTAGGTTTATCCTTCCACCACTCAAGTCCTTCCGTTTCAAAATCGAAAGCAAATTCTCCAGCTTCTTTACACCATGTAAAAATTTGATGTACCCTATTAATGTCTTTTACAATTTCGTGTCCGTTTACAGGGGACGTTTTCAAAACACCCCCCAATAAATATACAAACCTTTCAACATTATTCTGTGTCAAGTCAAAATTGAAAGGGACATTAATAATGCCCAAATCCTTTTTGATTTTGGCACTTACTTTCATATCCCCTATTAATACAACCTTTTTGTAATAAGGCTGAACTTGTTCAGGAGAATCAAAAAAATCTATTGGTTCCTGTGTAAAATATTTTGTAAATAATTTATCAATGAACTTAGACTTATTTTCCGGCATATCGCCGAGAAGAATCGCTACTTTATCTGTTGTCTCCATCGCCATGTATTGTATCATTTTCAAGTCGTTGGGTAAGTTTTTTATAATTAATGTCCATAATGTTACTCACAACATTATAAGGGCTTTCTTTAGTTAGGTTTACAATAAGATATGTTGTATGAGCAAGGTGATAATATACAAGTTTAATCAATGCTATTTTATCTAATGGTTTATTATCACGGTAATATTTCTTAACCATGCCATGCACACCATAAGGAACCACATCTTCAAAATCATGAACATCTGCAAGCAATTTAAACGTTACATCGTTTAAAATAGCATCAAAATCCAATTCTGCTTCATTACATATACCGAGTGCGTACCAATACACATCTCCGGCTTCTTTGTAAATTAAGTCAATATCATCAGTCTTTAGACTATTTAATAACTCCTCAAATTCATCGAGAAGCCCTAAAAACACATAAGCCAATCCGAAATTATCTACTTGTGTTGGAAATTTTGCTGTTTTCTTGTAGATTGTTTTATAATCTTGTACTTTCATATTTATTGTGCATTTATTGTATCACCACACTGGGTGCATTGAAAAATTAATTCTTTATTATTATCATATACCAACTCCCATTGGTGTCGGCATCCATCATAATTAGCGTCCACTAATTCCCCAACAAATTCTACGTGGGTTCCTTTATCGTCAGTAACTATTTTATGCAGGGTAGTGTAAACAGTGTTACCATACGTGCACTCTTGTGGGGGTTTTCCCCCTACCACTAAAGAAGAGGTGTTTTTATACGTTTGTAAATCAGCAGCATAATTATTATAAGCAGCCATATCCTGCACATACTTATCATAAGTATCTTTATATTCTTTAAAGGCTTCATTATAAGCATCCGAAGTCTTTTTAAGGGCTGAAAGTTCTTGTTTATACGTCTCCAAGTCTTTAGATACTAAAGTCTTATCTTTCTTTAACTTTGTTAACTTAGTTTTATTTATCTTTTCAGCCTTAGTAATATCTATTTTAGGAGATTCAGGAGAGGAATGTTCCATTTCTTTTTCCCAGTGAGATTTTGGAGTATTTCCTACAACCCCACCTTGTGCGAAATCCTTTGGGTCTGCGGTGGGGCTGGCTAATAACACCTTTCTTTTCTGTTGAGGGGTGAGGGTCATCTTACCCGTTCTAATAACTTGTATAATCTGTTTTGCTGTTAACTTTATTTTCATGCTAATCTACTTTTTGAAAAATTTAACCGTTTTGCTTCCTCTGGGTTTAACTCTATCCATGTATGGCAAGACCTACACACCGCTAAAAAATGGGAGGGGTCGTTTAGGTACAACCCCCTCCCCTTAATATGATGCACGTCAGTCGCCTGTATTGTACACCCTTCCAGCCTCGCTTGACATTCCGGGTGTAGGGTTAAGAAGGTTTTCCTAATTTTAGTATATTCTCTTAACTGTTGAGACAATTTAGAACTTACCGGTTTTAGTGGTTTAGGTTTTTTATGGTGGGTAATATAACAACGTTTACAGCATTTGTATTTAGACGACCACAAGAGTGTCAACGACCCGCAATCCTTACACTTCTTCTTGTTCAAAATCACCATTTTTAAAGCGGTCAATAGAATCCTGCAAGGCTTGGTCTTCCATAATAGATGCTGCATCTTTAGCTAAACTACTCATAACATTTAAAAAACCTACTGGGTTTTCTTCACTCAACCGTTTCATTGCCATCCCCGCAGCTTGCATAAGTGCATGAGGGTGTGGAGTAGTTAAGTACAACGTTTCAACACGAGGCTCATTTTCATTTGTAGAATCGAGCAGGATGCACAATGCATCCTTGTCATATTTAGTAGATAATTGATGAAGAATAATCTCCAAATCATTAAGTAAATCCTGTTTAGTAGCCATAGTAACTTTTTATGCCCAATACCAATTTAACACTCTATCATCAGAGTTCCGTTCACGTCTTTTCCTATTCAAGTACCTTCTTATTCTGCGTTTCAATGCAGGCCTGTGAGATTTCTTTGCAGCTTTACACTGTTCGCATTTACACACCTTAACTTTCATTAGTAACAATAATAGTATTTTCTACTTTCAAACCATATTCTGAAAAGAATAGTTTAGCCCATCCATTAAGAAGTGCCGGATTAGAGCACCCGGATTCCATTGCAATATATTGAATTAATTCATCATAGGTAGTTGGGTTATCTATAATAGATTCATATACTTCTTTACGATTTAGTCTATCAAAAGTATAAGAATCCAAAGTTTCTTTTTTCTTAACCTTCTCTCTTTTTTGCTTTACTTTTGTTTTATTATACACAGTGCAGCACAGGTCATATAAACCACATGACCTACATTCCGGGTCAGTGGCAGACCACTCTTTACCGAAGCAATGGGATTCTGTAAAACCCTCCCTAAACGGTATTGACATATCTATATTTACATCAGTCATTGCTTTCTTCATACCAAACCTGTACAACATCCATAATAGTTTGAAGCATTTCAATTTTTCCTTCTGTGTGTACCAAAGCATATAGAGCTTCTGCTGCTTGGGTGTGCTGTTCATCAGTAAGGGTGTCCTGCGGCACTTTGCCTAACTGGTCAAAATCTTTTCGAGCTTGCAATACTTTAGAACATTGTTCTAAAGATAGTCCCAATAATTGCGTTAATAAAGTTCGTTTATCCATTTTTGTATAAATTTAGTTAATTAATGATTTGCATAGTTGATATATCCATAAAGCATCAGCCTCATTATCATCGGCACCGGAATACCCTAATTTATCTTTTGCCGCCTGTATCATTACAGGTTTTCCCGCATTACCTTTGCCTGTGGCAAATTTCTTTATTTCAGTAGCTGAATAGGCTACATAGGGAATGTTTCGTTCTTCTAATGTACTTTTTAATACCCCGTGCAATTCAGATTGGGTTATTATAGCGTGTTTGTGCATACCTGACGTGCGTTCAAACGCAACCAATCCAATATTCTCAAGGGTCAAAATTTCAAGTAACTTTGCTTTAAACCTTATCAAGCGCATACCAGAGGATTCGTCTCTTTTGATGGATAAATCCCATACACCGGAAGCTGTCGCTGTTGCCCACCCACAATGAGTGGCTACATCTAATGCTAATATATTAGTTGACATATTCAGTTAAATTATTTACTTTGGTAAGATACAAATTATTTATGTAAGTTGTATCAATATTTTCAATAAATGTTATTAAAAACACGTTGGTTTTCTGACTTATTTGCCTGACCATATCAAAAATCACTTGAACGCCATTATTATCTATGTTCTCAAAGGCTTCATCCAAAATAAGTATATTAAACTTAGTTTTAAAGTTTCCCAAAACCTCAAATAAAGCAAATGTCAATGCAATATCCACTCGTGCTTTTTCGCCCCCAGACAATTCATTATAAGAAAACTCTATTCCATTATAATCTGTCAGGGTCGTTGTGAACTTTTTAGTTGCACCCTCCAAAGATACGCCAATTTCTATATTCATCCCAAAATCATACTTAGATAACGTATCATTAACATATCTAAGCATGGAATTAATGATGAAGTTTCTCACCCCACTGGCACCAAATCCTGTCTTTACCCAAAAGTCATACTTATTTCTAAGGTCAGTAGTCTTTTTAATATCATTCTCTACTACTTCTAATTTGGATAAGGTGGAAGTTTTTAAAGCCTCATAATTAGGCAGTTCTAATTGTTCCGCTTCAACCGTTTTAATTTCATGCTTAATAGCAGCTATTTTAACGGAGGTGTTTTTATACGTTTGTAAATCAGCAGCATAATTATTATAAGCAGCCATATCCTGCACATACTTATCATAAGTATCTTTATATTCTTTAAAGGCTTCATTATAAGCATCCGAAGTCTTTTTAAGGGCTGAAAGTTCTTGTTTATACGTCTCCAAGTCTTTAGATACTAAAGTCTTATCTTTCTTTAACTTTGTTAACTTAGTTTTATTTATCTTTTCAGCCTTAGTAATATCTATTTTACCCCCACAAGCAGAGCATGTATCCGGTAAAGGTTTAGACAAATCCGAAATTTCACTCAATATTCTTTCAAGTTCTTGTTCTTTTTTTGACACAACCATAGAACATTCTACATACTTACTATTATCAATAAGTTCCGGCTCCTGTGGTTGTATAGGCTGGGGTATTTTTGTAGGCTCTTTAATTCTTTGCAGTTCCTGTAAATCTAAATTCAACTTGTCTATTTTGGCTTTCTTATTGTTGTTCCATTGAACTATATAAGAATCTTGTTGAATCTGCAATTCATTATATTTTTCAAAATCTTTCTGCAATTTCGTTAAAGAAATTTCAAAATCTCTAAGTGAAGTTTCCAATTTTTGCCGTTCCATTTTTGCGTTAGTAAGAGCGTCATCAACAAAGCCCATATCAAAAAAGTGGGCAAACACCTCACGCTTATCAACATCACCGGATTCAATTAGCCTTTTTAAGCGTTGCCCGAAAATAACGGAACTTAAAAATGTTTGATAATTCACGCCTAACAGGTCTGTTATGGCTGTTTGTACATCACTTTTATCCCTATTTTCAAACAAAAGTTCTTCATCACAAAATAACATAAGACTATCTCCACCCTTTACTCCATCAGTAGTTCCCCCGTATTTGTAATGACGTATGACGGTGTAAACTTTATCTTCAACTTCAAATGAAGTCTCAACTCTTGTACCTATGTAATGTTTAGAACGATATTCAGGTTTTGTGGGGATTGTCGATAGTGTTCCCCCTTTCATGAGTTCCCCATACAATGACCATACAAAGGCTTCTATAATAGTAGATTTACCGCTACCATTAGGGGCAATAATTCTGGTTATGCCCTCTTTATCCCACTCAAATGTTAGAGTGTCTATACTTTTAAAACCTTCTATTGTAGTGTACAAAAATTTTATATACATCCCAAACCTATTTTTGTTGTTTCTTCATCAAGCTGCATATCCTTACAATAAGCAGCAAGTAAGCTATGTTTATCTTGTGTTTGCATATCATAATGAGTTGTCTCTACTCTTTCAGATATATTATCTTTAACTTTCCTTTCCTTAATATCCAATTTATCAAAAGGGGTAGGGAACAGTTGAATAGGCTCCTCTGCCTCACTGTCATACAGATAGATAAATTTTTCATCGCCTGCATCACCCCTGTCTAAGTACTTAGGACTTCCTAACACTAACACATTATCTCTTAGAAGTTGGGGTTTATGGATATGCCCAATGAATACCTGTTTAAACTTCGAGAGTACATCCGTATCTACCTGTGTAGGAATGTGGGTATTAAATATTTCTGACGGGGTATTGTGAAGTAACAAAATATCTATCTTGTTGGGGTCAAGCTCTTTCAAAACTTCTTCCAAATGCTCCGGGTAAGTGTAAAATGGCACCCCATGCACTATCTTACCTGCTATGCTTCCAGTCTCATTATCAATCAATATAAAATTGTCGAACACTTCATCAAATACTTGCAAAACATTCAACGATTCCTTACCCCTAATATTCTGGGTAGCTTGGTCGTGATTACCGCTAATACAATAAAACTTTATAGTAGGGTAGTCTTTGAACAAGTTAGAAAACTTCTTTATGGTTGTATGCAAAGACAACAAGGGGATATTCTTAGGCTGGTGAAATAAATCACCGCAAAATATAATCCCGTCTAAATTATCTTCATAAGCTGTCTGGAACACTATATCCAAAATTTCCATGCAGTCCTCCAAGTGATTAGGAAGATTGGTCATGGTATCATGGATATGCAAATCTGAAAATACTATTGCTCGCATTTGAATACTGTTTCTTTGATTGTACCATCTAAATAATGCACAAAAGCATTTTTTGTAAAAATACTACGGACACACTCATTAATAGGGGTACCATCTAACATTGGGGTATCCGTACCATCACTATCCTCCACTTTATACCATCTATCCCCACAACATGGACAATCCACGTCAAAGGCAACGCCATCAAAATACAACCCAATGTCTCTGGCTCTATCATTGGCATGTTCGGCATCATGGGCTTCAATGATAACTGTTACCCCTACCCCCTTTGGAGGTATCTTCTTCAAAGAAGCCCCAGAGTTATTTTGAGAATATGTGAAAAACTTACTCATATTTTTGTGTTCATTTTTATGTTTAACTCTGCAAAGGTACATCAGGCACCCCCACACTTTAAAATTTGGTAATCTATTTAACTTTTAGTTAACAGCATTATGTAAGCTAATCAAATAAATAGCTTCTTCAAATGAAGCACTTTTAATAGCGTGAATGGTGCTCAATCCTTGTGTTTCAAACGCTTTCATCTCAAGCAGTTGGTTATAAATGCTTCGATACCCAACTCTACTCCATATCTTAGAACTACGTTCCTTTGATTTAGCCAATGTTTTAGCATCAAAATCCTGTAATGGTGGAGGGTCAAAATAGTATTTATAAAGTGGGGTCTTGGCTAAATTACTATAATACTGTTCAAAAAAAAAGCTATGTCAACGCCTACCTTAGCATCTAAATCAACAAAAAAATTAGTCCTTCTTTGGATAAAATCATTGATTTCTTGTTGGTCTGTTGGAAATGTTTCTCCTTCTTTACGTGCTAATATAGCGGTTAATTTTACTAATTCAGTGAATATAGCATTTTTGTTATTTTGAATAGTGCCGTATTGTCGCCTTACTTCCAACGCTTCTACAACTTCTGCAACAGTCAATCTTGGATTTAACATTCCGGTGCGGAGTTGGTCAGTAATAAACATGGGAATATGGAACTTTTCCCCTTTATGCTCAAAAGTAAATTCTCTGTCTATATATAATTCTGGGTGCAATTCTTCAAACAACCCGACAATGTACTCAAACAAGCGCATAACTCCTGTTGTAGCATTTTTAAATGAACTACTATCGGCTTTATGTAGGTATGCAGATACATCCCCCATTGGCATAGCATGGAGCCATTCTTCATCTATATCAAAAAAATTAGCAACTGCTCTGGTTATAAGTATAAAGTATTCAACTTGATTATCTGGGTCGGTGTCAAGTAACTCTTTAATATCACGCTCTACAACTGAAAAAGATAAAGCACTCGACAAGCTAACCTGCTCCATTGTTTCCGGTAGATTTATTTCTACCGATTCCCCTTTTGTGTTTGTTAATTTTACAAGCATACATAAGAAGGAGGCCGAAGCCTCCATTTTAAATAATATGACACGAATTATAGCCCTTTGATTTTTTCCATAACAGCTTCAAAATTAGCGTTCTTAGGAATATTCAAATCAAATGTTGTATTGAGGTATTTTTTAAAGCCCCCCAGTGATTCAAATTTTTCAAATATTTCCTCCTCTGCCATATTAAGGTAATCTTTTACGGATTGTGTAGGCTGTGGTGTAAGAATAACGTTATCAGTAACAACATTTTCAGGCTTCACAGGAGGTTTAACCTCCACAACATCCTTTACTTTTTTTTTATCTTTAAAAGATTCAAAATTCGGAGTGTACACATTCCATTGCTTGTTTTCATCATTTGATGGTACAGTGCCTTTTAAAGCACGTTCAACATCATTTCTGGTGTCTAAGGATGGGTAAGTCTTATAAATAATACTCCCAAACTGTTTTGCATCTGCCATTGATTTCTTTGTAAGAAATTTCAATACAGTCATCATTTCATCATACATAATAAAAATATTTAATATTAAATAATATAGGCTTTACGCCTGAACGTTCCTTTTTTATCTGGGTTCAATAAAGTTCTTGATATAACCATAGCTAATAAATCTGGAGCTTCATCATGCTTAATCTTAGGGAAGGATGCACAGTCATTTATAAATTTGGTATTCCAAGCCCCCTCTATAAGAATAACTCTTTTACCTGCTACAATAGGCTCTGCTGCCCATACCCTTGCCACTTTATCCACTGCCGGATTTTTGTGCTCTTTAACCGTCAATAACGTTTGAGTTTTCAATAAATTAATAACAGACTGCCCTGATGCTTTAGGCTCCACATATAACACACTTCGTTTTGAAAAATGACGACTAATAAATCTGGTCATTCTCGTTACTAAATTAGATAATTCTTCTCTGACCTCTAAGTAATCCCAGATATACACCATATTTTCAAATACAGAGTACACTATAATAGCACTTGGGTCATTTTCTGCTTTAGTAGTGTAAGCTGTGTCAGCAATAGCGTGTTTCACCTCAAAGGTAACTTCGGGGGCTACATCTAATATATTTACAATAGTGAAATCCTCTTTCTTTAAAATTTCCCCTTCTTCATCTGTCGGTTCCTGTTGGTACATAGACATAAATACAGTAGGGCTGTTTTCTTCTATTTTCTTCATCCTTTCCAAACTATGTTTAGCTGGCCACAGTACTTCTCCAATATTTCTTGGATCGTATTTAGATTGCCCTCTTGTATTTATGGCAGGAATCTTAACTATTTCCCAATCATTCCCCTCCACTTCAAGGATTCTACCTGCAAGGTCATCTTCATGCCATCGTGTCAATGTGATTAACTGCTGGCTGTCATTATGAAGTCGGGTAAGAAAATCCTGTAAGTACCAATTCCAAACCCAATCACGGTATTTTTTAGAAAAGGCTTGCTCTGCTCCTTTAATTGGGTCATCCACAATACCCATATCCACAGGATTTCCCGTTATACCCCCTCCTACCCCTACTGTTTTAATGTTCCCAGTATAGTTAACAATATCAAATTCATAAGAATTTTTTACATAACTATCCCCTACTTTTGGTAATGAAATTTCTGGGAACACATTCCCATATTCAGTAGATGCAAGTATTTTCTGAATATCTCGGTTAAATTTACTTGCAAAATCTTGGGCATAAGTAGCAATGGCAATCTTACTATCTGGGTCTCTCCCTATTTTATAAGCTGGAAATCGTCTGGTACTCAACTCGGAATTATGTGTCAATATGCAAGATTCCCCCACAAGATAGAAGCCCCCTTCTACTTGAATACATGACCCCCAGTGGGTACCAATAGGTTTAATATCAGTAAGGGTATTCCTATGTCTGTTACCTTGTGTATCATAGGAGGCAATATATATTATATCTTTACCTATTGGGCATAAGTCTTGGGTTTCACAGATAATATTAATAGATACTGAATTTAAGTAATGGTTGACAACAGTAGCTTCCCATTCATGTAATCTACCTGCAATAATTGACCCCCCATTAGAAAAATCAAGTTGATAACAAGGTTCTTCATACAACTCTTGATGTTGAAGAACTTTGACTGGCTTAAAATCTTTCCCATAAACTATATCCCCCGCTCTTAATTCTTCATGGGGTTTCCATCCTTTCGTAGTTAACACCGGAACATCAGCTTTAATAAATTTCCCGGTTTGCGGCGGCAAGAATACCATCAACTTCTGAAATTTCTTATCATAGAAATCCTGTAAAACTTCTGCAATAACTTCATGATGCCAATTAACCTGATATTTTGGCATAGTATATTGAGTAAATATCAATAAATTCTCACGAGCTTTTTGTCGTGCAACTAATTCTATTTCAATATACTTATCTAATTCCATTAATTCTGTACAGGTTGCTTACGAAGCATCTTGGACAATTCATCCGTAGTAAATTGAGCAAGGTTGGAAGGTGTAGGCTCCAACTCCATTCTTTTATTGACAATCTCTTGTGTAGGTTTACCAAAGAATCTGTCAAATAATTTATCAATGTTATTTAGATTTCCGGTCTCATGCCCTTGAACAAGGGCACTTGCAAAGGTGCTTACAAAAATTGGCACTCTTGTATTCTTTTCCAATTTTTTTAAATCATCAAGAGACATTTCCAAAAGAGCCTCTGCAACAGCATACTTCTCGTCTTTGGTCATCTTGACTTTATAATCAATGCCAAGCCGGTCGCAAATCGCTCTATAATTTGTTACAGGACGCCCATTCGGATTGCCTGATTTACCTTTTTTAAATCTGGTTGTTTTACCAACGGATTTTATATTTGGGTTTCCTCTCATTGTTAATCAATTATAAATTGTACAAAGATATACATTATTAACAATAATGCCAAATATAACGTTCTCGAATTTAACACAATTATAAAAAAGGGGAACCTTTGTTCCCCTAATAAATATATTCCAAATGCAATAACCTATTTAAAAAACTCCTCCGATACTCTTTCGTAAATTTCTTCTATTACCCGAACATCAGTCTCACACTTAGGGTTAGGTCTATTAATATTAAATAGTGGAAGTAAAGCATTAAAAGTATAGCTTTTTAAATCCATATCCTGTGTCAATAGCATCAATAAAGACGTTATCAGCACTGGGTAAGGTCTATACAAAAATTTAAGTTTACCATTAAAATGTTTGGCATCAAAATCAATAAATTTTTGATAACTGAAATGGTCATAGAATACTAATAAAGGAACTGCCTGTTGCCCAATTGCAACATCATTAAGATATTGTTCTATGCTCGCAGGAATCCTGTCAAAATCGGGTAAGGTATTCAGATAGCTTTCTTTAATGTCGAGATATTCTAATGTAGAATCCTCGATGGTATCATCCCACCATTCAAATAATGCTGTCTGTTGTCCGTGAGGTCTAAAGGCTATACGCCAAATATTAGCGTCTTTTCTTAACCCGGTTGTATCTACATCAACAAAAACTACCATACTTATCTTTTTATAAATGATTGAATAGTTCCCGTATCTGTCGGCTCTGGTATATCTAACCCTTCATTCATGTAATGAAGGCGTAGGTTGTCTAAAAATTGCATAAATTGTTCAGTAGTCATCTTTGATGATGTAAGCCCTTCCATAACTATAACCTCTGACCCAAATATATTCTTGACTTCTAATTTGCACCCCGCAAATTGGGTAAGAAGGTATGTATATAGACTATCATCTGTTACTTTTTCACCTGTAATCTCTTTATGATACTCCGATATTGTTGGGATAACAACCCCCCAAAAATACCTGTTCAAAGCATCACTGCGTTTTGGTTTAAGTTCCTTTATCTCCACTACTAAATCCTTGCCTTCCAAAGCATCAAGACGCCTTCTAAACATTTCTGGATGGTCAAGATAAAGATTACCGTTTTTAATGTAACCACTTGCGTGTATAACTGCCATATTTTTTGTGTTTAAAAAAGGAGTGGGTCGCCCCACTCCCCAAAGTCAAGTAATCGAGAAAAGTATTATCTATGGTTTAGCCTGTCTGCCAAACTCATTCTTTTTGGTCTTTCAACATCATCTAATGTGTCATTCACTGTATCAATTGTTTCAACGGGTTCAACTTTACGTGTTCGTGTAGGTGCCGGAGCTTCAATTTCATCATCTACTGCTGTCTTTGATACTCTCGTTCTTGTTGGGGCTGTATATTCAACATCGGAACGTCTTGACCTTGAAGAAGCTCCGTATAAATAACCCCTTATAGCTTCCCTTAGTTCATCGTCAGACACCAAATGTTCTTCAATATTTTTAACAATATCTGGTTGCTCAACTACCCATGATGGGTCTATTGCATAAGGGTCTCTATGCGCTTCCGCATCATAGTTAACTTTACCGTTAACATTTTCCCTGATAATAGTGATATTAAAACCTTCTGTAAGGTCGCAAAACCCATTAGCTGTACCATTTTGATATTTCCGATTGATGGCAATTCTATTAATTGCTCCCACCAATTGCTTGGTGCACTTCAATATCTTGGGCTTGCCTACTGGTTTAACCTTAGTAACAACCCCTTTATCAAATACACATTCAAGCTCAAGAATAGGAATAGAGTATTCCTCTCTAAAGGTAAAATTTTTGCTATCAGACAGAAGTTTGTTGATTGCTGGGTCTCTCAATGCTCGTGCTTCTGCAATTTCTTCTTCTATGGGGCATGGTTCCCCAAATGTACTTGGACTTATATAACGTTTTCCTGCAATCCAATATACATTCTCTTTTACAAAGTAAAACGACATCCCTTCTGTTGGAGGGAGTACTCGTACATCAAGTTCCTGTGGTAAATTTTTTTGATACAAAAACATTGTGCCTGAATTTTCCAAATCTTTTTGAAAATTTGCTAAGGCACCAAAATCAATTCCTTTTGACATGTTTACTAATTTATTTGGTTAATAATTTTTACTTGGTTAAAATGGTGCCAAACTCACTAAGTCAGGCACCGAAGAAAACTACAAAATATCCAGTTGCGGGTGGAAGAATCGAACTTCCGTTAACCTATTGGTTTCCAGCTTATGAGACTGGTGAGTTACCACTACTCTAACCCGCATTATTTATGTTACAAATATAACACATTAAATAGTTATCAATAAAACTTTTTATGCTCATTTAATTATCATTAACATTATGTTAGAATTTCAGCCCCTATTTCTTTATATACTTTAAGTCTTTTAGCATAGTGCCCTTTAAGATAATTCACGTCAAACTTAAAGTCAACAATTTCAAGTTGAGTATTATCACTTTCAGTATCCACTCTCTGCCCCCTACCAACTATTTGTGTGACCGTTATAGAACTTTTACCCCCAAAAGCATGAATCTGTTTCCCCACTACTGGCAAATTAGCACCTTCTTTGATAACCATTGTTGTTATCATCCATTGTATTTGACGATTTTTAAAGCGTTGGTATAAGTCTTCACTATAATCCTCTCCAGACAGTATAGGAATATCAAAGCCTTTACTACTAAAATAATCCTGAATATTATAAGCATGTTCAAGATATTGTACAACAATTAAAACAATCTTATCCGTGTTCAAACATTCTTGCAAAATGCTATCGTGCATTTCAGTATTGTCAATAATATTTTTTTGATATGATTGCCTGTATGAATTTGTGGTTATCCCAGCAACGTCAACAAATTTGACAAACGGTTTCAACGATAACCCTTTAGTTACCATTTCTTTGTTAGTTATATCCGTCAATAGGTCGCCAGAAGCCCCTACTAAATACAATTTTGTATCTATATCCTGAACATCTAAAGCTGTGGCTGAAAAAAATAACACCCCGTAAGGATTAAAATAACTGAACAACTTTCTATAAGTGGCTGACCCAGCTTTATGGGATTCATCCACTAAAATAAGGTCATAATTTCTAACTTTTACCTGCAAATCTTTTGAAGCCTCCAAATCATTTAACATTTTTTTGGGGGTTGCTAAAGTTATTCTGCAATCATCGTTATAACTACCGACTGTATCATGAGTACTAAACAATTCAGCCATCTGTTTCGGAATCACTCTTGAAGCAACCAGAAAAAGTATTTTTTTAGCAGTACAACTTTGAACCAAATAGGACATCATATAAGATTTACCACTGTTGGTGGCACTTTTTATAATGCCTCTAAAAAATGGGACACCGGCTATTTTTGAATTTGCAATTGTTTTAACAACATCAAGTTGATATCGTCTGTCATCAGGAACAACTGGAAATTGTGTAAATTCAAATGAGTTCTCTCTAAAATCCTGTACTGTATAAGAAGCTCCTTCTTCATCGAGATATTCTAATAACATTGGTAAAAAGCCCACCATAAGTTCATTTGTCTTTGAAAACATAGAAATGGTACCATCCCATGAACCTTCTTTAAAGCTCTTTATGAAATATCTACTTGGGTGCAAATACGAAAAATATTGCCATATCCCTGAACGATACGTCCACCCAGACCCACTGAATTTTAATATCAATTTAGTATTGAATATGGCAATGTTAATCATAGAGAATCTATTAAGTTATCCAAATATTTTATGCGGTTTTCAGCATCTCTTGGTGCAAAAAATAAGTTCTTTGAGTGCATTTGTTTAGGTTTATGTTCCATTAGGTAATCAATAACCGCTTGAGCCTCGCTGTAATTTAATTTTTTATAATAGGTCATACTATGAACCACAGGGCAAATTCCATTATATTTATGTGTATGGAATATCCCATCTTCCATAAATTCATGCCTTACTTTTATAAGGGCTTCTTTCAATTTAATTTTGTCCATCTCTAACTTTCAATTTAAGACTTATATTATCAAAATGAATATAATTATCCACAACATTAGATACCATAAAAATCATAAAGAAATACTTAATATGATAAGCACACATACTTGGCACATCATGTAACCTTAAAAAGCCTATAAATTCCGTAGTATCCTCCAATAGTGCCGCAAGTGTAGCATAATCATCAAATTCAAGTATTTTAACAACAGCAGGACGTGTACCATTATATTCTTCGGAAGAAGATAACAATGAAATGTTATCATCCAAATCAATACACATATTCTGACTTAATTTAAGGATATACTCAACTTCGTCCGATAACTCTTTTTTTGAATCAAGAACATACAAAACGTTCATGAAATACACAATATCTCCTGTGTTATTATTATCAGAGGTTTTTGGTAATCTGACAGATAATGTAAGACCAAGCTCCTCAATTGTTCCTATAAATTCACACGCTGTTATAGGTAAATCTAAAAGATTATAAAATTTATCAACTATCATAACTCTTTAATTAGTTTTTCTCTCTTTTCTGCGGCTCTCTGTTTAGCCTCCATTAAACGCTGTTCCTCATAATCTATACAGGAATCAGGGGTAGATTTTTCTATCTTATGCCTGTTTTTATAATAAAAATCTACTGCACCCTCCCCATACAGTTGAGATGGTTCAGTAAGATTCCCCATAAACTCAAACCTACTAAACAATATACTAAGGTATTCCTGTGGATTAGCATCAATTGATAAAATTTGGGCAGCAGCCCTCACAAAATGTATCATATCGGATGGTACGCACTTAATATTGTTTTTATACTCATAGTATTCCTTAATGTCAGAAGACAATGTTTTATTCGGGTCATTGGAGACCTCCTTATCTGCAAGATATTTTTCGTTAATCTTTGAATTATAGTATTTGAATTTGTTTATACCATAATTTTTGCCCATAAACGTTAACCCAATATTGATGTATTCAATAAAACCTTCACGTAGGGATAACCCATTTTTGTTACAAAAATCTTCTGCAAGAGTACATACTTCCCTCATAGTATTGAAAGCTGAATCCTGCACCATTATTTCTGTTGCATGGGGGTTATGCTTTTCTTTCAAGATAACTGTTAAAAGACTATTGAAAAGTTTGTAGTTTTCTGATTCAAGTGTTCTTGTGTGGGATACCATAACGTCATGTGATACTTTAAGTTCAGGCGCAAATTGTCTTGCACTTACAAAAATCGTATCAATTAAGTAATCAGACATAGGTACTCCACAGCCTTCTACTACCCTCTTAAAATCTTGTTTATTTATAACCAAATATGATGTCCTCATAAGGCAAAGGTATAAAATTACACTGATACTTAGATATATTTTAACAATAATTTTTCGGAAAATTCTTCCCTATTTTGTATCTCATTGAATATCAAATCTTTACCAATTTCATTGACATCCTTACCTTGTGTAAAATTTTCTAAGGACACTAAACTAACTTTCAAATTTGAACTCAAATCCCATGCAGTCATTACAGCTTGTCTATAAAAACCTTTATCGGGAATAATAATCAATTCTTCAATATCAGATTTGAATAAAATACTTTTTTGGGTAGCAGTTAATGACCATCCTTGAGAACTTATTGCATCGTCACCTATGGTGACTGCATCAGACCATCCTTCAACAAGACACACTTTTCTATAATATTTCAAAGCATCCTGATTGAAGAACAAATCACCTTTACCAATCCCAACATCAGATTTCTTAGGGTTTTTATAGCGCAACCTGTTCCCACCTATTAAATCTCTGCCGAGATAATATTTCAAAATGCCCTTGACCCGGAACGGTACAATAAGATAACCCCAATAATCCCCATCAGTACATACACCAAAACCCATTGAATCAAGTAGTTTAATATCAAGTCCTCTTGATTCAAGATAATCTACCGCTCTTTTACACATAGAATCATTCCCATATAAAGGTTCCCAATAGTCCGGTAAAGGAACAAAATCAATAGGATTGATGGATGAAGTTTCTAATTTATACTGAACTTCTTCAAAGTTGTCATTCAAAAAATGATATACATCCCTTAAATAAATACCCTCATATTCAGCAATAAATGAAAACACAGAACTTCTGTACCCTGTTCTATGGCACAAGACTACATTATTTTCAAAGTTAACCCCCATTGAGGCATCATTTCTTGAGGTAAAGGGGTTTTTTAACCTAAACCAGCCATTACTACTTTCATGAAGGTCAAATGTTGATTTGAAGTAGTTATATTCTTTAAATTTCAAATTTGTCATTTTAAAGCGATTTAAGAGACTATAAATTATTGAGTGGTACTTCGTATCATTTTTACAATAAAAGTTCGTCAGAACTCATTAAAACATCATAATAGACCCTTTGCACGTAGTTTGTCATCAAACTCTTTAAACATTTTTGCTCTATGGGCATCAATATCAAATGGAACTACCGTTACAGGGGGTACGTATGCATGGGTTGAATTTTTACAAAATGTGTCAAGATTATGACACCATTGGGTCAAGGTAAATATTTTATCTTTGTTGTATTTAATAAAATCTTCATACGTTTTATCTGGGTCAATATTATATTCATTGATTATCAATTGTTTAATAGCTTCTCCATTAATATTAACAAAATTTTTAGAAAAATTTAACACATTTAATTTGGTCGTTTCACAAAAATTATTATTTTTTCCAATAAAGAAATTAAATTTATTTTCTTTTCTTTTCTTTATTTCTTTTTCTTTTTTTCTTTGGTTACTTTCTTTTTTTCTTTTTCTTTTTTCTTTTCTTTCTTTTGTAAGTTCATTTTGACTTGTTTTAGGGATACTGTTTTCCCCTACAATTTCATTTAAAATCTCCATGTTTATAATGTAGTAAACTACTGATGGGCAGCCTATTCTGACGGTATTCAGCACCCCCGCTTCCTTTAACTTTTTTAATAGTCTTTGTTGCTTTTTAGCATGAAATCCTATTTCTAACGTAATTGTTAGTTGAGTTCTGTTAACAACTTGATAATCAGTAATATTTTTACCATTTTTTTGCTCTCCCAGTGCGGACACTTTTGTCCGTACTTGTGAGGACACTTTTGTCTGCACTTGTGCGGACACTTTTGTCCGTACTGATGATGCATCCTCAAGTAGTTCTATGGGGGTACTTGTATTAATATTTGTGCTGATACTCAATAAATAATTGAGATAAATAGCACAATCTGACCCAAAATTCTTAGTAAGATTTGTGATAAGCATTTTTAAGGATTTATCAATGTTTAAATGTTTGTAACTTGCCCTCTATATCAGATAAACTCGGATTCAGTTCATCCGGGTCAATTATTTCATTGACCTGCATTGTATTTTCGTCTATTCTGACGTGTATCTGATTGTGTTTATTTTTAGATGGGCGCTTACCCATTCTTTGAACCACTACCCCTATTCTGGCAATCCCTTTATCAGATTCTTCGTCGGTACGCATTATTGCAAACGCAGCATGCACATTCATAGCCTTCCCAAAGTCTCGTGCAAAATCTGTCATGTCAATGTTTTCCTTATTGACGGCTGACCTATTTACTTGAGAAGGGGTTATAGCAAACATATTGTATTTTTTATTAAGAGAAATCGCATGGTGGTATATATGCTGAACCTTGTGCGTATCCTCTTTTATAGTTGGGTCGGCACATTTAGCCAAATCAAGATAATCATAGCAAACAAGTTGTATATCAACCCCTTGTTCTTTAAGAGCTAAAATATCCGCTTCAACATCATCCAGAGTATGTATGTTTGCATTGTAGGACTGGATAATGAATTCTCCCCCAACTCTCGTTAATTTTGACATCTGTTGTTGTATAATATCATCATAAATACCATCTATCATTTCATCATAGGTTGCCCCTACCATACATTGATGAAAGCGCATCATAATATTATCAGCCCCGTTCTCAAAATCAGCGTAAAACACTTTTAAACCATCTTTTACATAACCAAGTGCAAAGTTTAATAGCGTACCTGTTTTAAAGGATTTAGGAGCAGCAAGGAAAGTTATAAGTTCCGGTGGAGCAAATCCTCCTTTTGTTGTCAAGTTATTTAAACCTTGAAGAAATGTCGGGTGTACCTGTTGCTTAAATCTGTCTGGGAATAATTGGTCATGGGTAACTCTTAAAGGAGTGGGTCTTTCTTGTATAGATGACCCCAACTTATCTATCCTGTTAAGGTCATGTAACATTGTACTTATCCTACTGTCTGTGATTGGCTGTGTTAAGTTTGTTTTCAGCAGGTCTTTAAGTTTTTTTTCTTTGACCCGCATTATAACTGTATCTTTTATTAATTGAAAGTCTGCCACTTTATTATGGTATAAACCTTCAATTTCAGGTTGAATATCAGTTAAATCTGCCGTATCATTAGATTCATTTGATATAAATTGTAAAAGATTTGTTAATGTTGGTAATACCTTGTATTTTTTGTAATATTCTCTTAGAGCAGAACTTATAAATTTGTGTTCAGCTAAGTCAAATATATCGGGGGATACGTCAGGTATAAATGTTTTAAACTCCTTATTTGTAAGAAGTTGAGATATTAAATCTCTTTGAAACTCTACTGTCATATTTTTATGTTTGGGGCAAATATAATAAAAAATCCCCTACACACAATAGTTTATGGTAGGGGATTATAAACACAAAAATAGGACATCTATTTTAACATGGCAACTATTATAGCAACACCAGCTAAAACTGACGTAGTAGAAGCCACAAAGATAAGAGTTTTTCTTGACCTATCCAATTCTTTTTGAAGTTGACCGATACTTTTATTAAGGTTATAGTTATCATTATCCTTTATAGCAATCAAGCTATTTTGAAGCGAATAGAGTTCTTTGTACTTATCAATGGTTTTTAATGATACATTAAGAAAACTATCGCACTCAACATAGGCTCCTACAAGAATATCTTTTGTCTCTTGGGTAAGTTTATAGCGTTCCTGTTGACCTGAAAGATATTTAATCTGGTCAATGGTTATATGGTACGTTGTACTGTCTTGTGCTATCAGTAAGCCATGAGTAAAAATGGTTAACAACAGTAGGAGTGTCCATTTTATAAATTTCTGTAACATTATCAGTTCTTTTTTTGGTTATATCTTTAATAAGTTGATTCCGTTCGTTTAATTTTGATTTATATGTTCCTAAAACTTTTATAAGATTATCAATATCAAGTTTGAGGCTATCCGCTTGTTTTGTGTATAGGTCGGATAAACTTTGCATCACAGTAAGCTGTTGCTCTTGTTGGATTAGTTTGGTATAACGTTCTTTTGCAACGTATGTTGCAATACCAGCGTAGGCTATAACAGCTATTAATGACACAAGAAGTATTTTAGACAATTTTTCCATCTGTGATTCTGTAATTTCTGAAATGATAATCTTTCCCATTAGGGTCTAAGTCAACAATTGCAAACCCATGATTCCATTTGTTGAGAGGCATATACTCTGGGTTTAACCCACACAGACAACCAATACTCCATGTGGTTACAATTTTACCGTTCATATCTGCTTCCGTATGCTCGGAGGTTGCATGATTGTGCCCCTGACAAGCTGATACCTTACCTTTTAAATATAGACCTCGTGCAATATTTACAGGGGTGCTTATACCACCTTTGTATTCATGCCCATGAATAATATTAAGCCCATTTAACTTTATTATTCTCTTGTCTTTTATAATTTCAATGGGGTACGATACTCTTGAACGAAGGAGGGATTCTATTTCAAATTCATTGATACCTTTAAGTTCATGGGCTTTTTGAAAAAGGAAACGATTATACCGTTCTTCATGATTCCCAAGTTTGTAATAAATTTTACACTCAAGCTCATTTTTTATAACCTCCATAAAATCAGAAAAAGCATCCAATTCTTCTGAAAACTTGCGATGATTTGGGTCTTTTTCAAATGATGATAAACTATGAAAGTCTAAAATATCTCCATTTAAAATAAGAGCATCAATATTTTCTGCTTTAAAAAATGATAAAGCAAGAGTGATTGCCTCGTTATCATGATAAGGTATATGTAAATCATTTATTATGCCCACTTTATTGTGTTTAGACATAATAAACGGGGTATAATCAGTTTTATGACTTTTCGGTAAGTTATAGGGATTTAACGGTCTATTCTCAACTTTATGTGCAATATTTTTTGGCATTTTCTTTCCTGTTTTACCTTCAATATAACGTAAAATGAGACGGGCGTGTTCTGAATCTTTAAAAAGTAGCTTATTGTCTTGATACATTATACGTGCCAACTTAGCAGTTGGTATATCCCATCCGTATTTTTCCCTATATTGACGTGCTAACTCATGTTTGTTCATTATATAAATGTTTCAAAGTGCATGGTATCATAGTTAAACTCTTTTCCTAAGTTTAAAAACCCATGTTTATAAAATATGCGGAACATATCGGCATATTCTGGCTTACTAAATTGTGCTTGTTTAAAAGGGGTCTTTAAGCCATTTTTTGTGGGGTTTAAATCAATAGCAACCCCCCAAGAGTGCCTTGATAACGATTTACCTCCACGCATGGCTCTGTAATTAAAACAGCCCCCATATATATCTATTTCAAGTTTTACAAGTTTATCATACCCATAAGTTTCAAGGAGTTCCTTAAAAACGGCTGATAAACGGTCAGCTATTTTTTTGTGGCATTGAATACGAGATACTTTCGTTTTTAAATCCCACGATAAGCGCATAGGATAAGGTAGTTGTAATATAGTTATGTAGCCTTCACCCAATTTATTTGGGGAGCCATACATCATGTATAATTGACCATCACTAAGTTGTTTCTGTGCCATCTTCTTCAAGTGAATTAATTGTTATTGAATCTTTTACAGCATTAAACGTCTCGTTTTTCTTGTACTCTATTCTTTCAAGCAGTTCTAATAAAAGCCCTTGTGGTATGACTTTTAGAATAGAGGCTTTCTTTAAAATTGCAATCAATTGAAATAATATTATGGGTAAAAATATTGCCTCTGATACCCAGTAAGCTGCTGGGTGGGCTTTTTCGATACTTAGAACTACTACGAGTATCATCCAGTAACTTATAGTAGTCCATAGGAAGTTCATGCCTTTTTTAAGCCGTATTTTCCCTTTTTTATAGGCAATTATAATCCCAAAGATAAAGTCAACAGATTCTACAAGGAACACCGTTATGAACATATTTACGTTGTTCATTATTATAGCGACAATATAACCACACAGAGCCATAAATATGGCTATAATTGTTTTTACTATCACAGATAAGAATACCCCTGTATGTTCAATAGAACTTGTGTCTCTTTGGGAAGTTGACATGGTTATTTAAGATTTATATAATCTTTGACAGTCCCATCAAGTAGAGGCATATCACTGATAAATGTTTTTGCTTTTACAGACAACTCTGGAAATAGGTCATCAATAGCCAAATCAGATTGTGTGTATGGGTTTATGTCTATGGTAACAGGCAAGTGTCTTACTGTTGTACCTTTTGAAGTGCATAATACTAATGATGCCCCTATGGCTCCGCCTTCTAAATCTACATTATGATAAAGAATTTTTGCCAATGTTTCATTAGGTTTAAAAATACTTGCCCCAAACCCAGAATCTTCCGGGCTATTTTTAAATGTTAGTTGTTTTGTTAGATTAAACATGATGAATTAAACTTTAATCAATGAAAAATTTATTCCAAAGTAGATATTTAACGCTTGACATAGTTTTAGGGTATTTGGCTGTTGTATTTTTTAATACCCCATTCAAATTAAATTCTACCTCTTTTTCTAAAATATCTGTATATTGTTCGTTACGTTTAATTGCTGCCTCCGGCGTGTAAAATTCTCCTTCATCTCTTGTAATCAAGTTTGAGGGAGTTTCTCTTAATTTTTTGTCCACAGCTTTCAACATTTTATCTGTAACATTATTGGCAGCTTCAAGAGAAGCTAACAGCATAAACAAACTTTCTGCATCAGATGGAGTATCAAAGTCGTCCAAACTTTCATTTAATTTTGTGACAATTTTGATAATATCCCCACGTTTTAATTTAAACTTTGTCATAATATCTAATTTACTGATTTATAATACACAAATGTACAAAATATTTTATATATTGTATGTACTATTCCTTTTTAGATTTAATAATTCGGTAAACCCCATACCCGAAAACAGGCACAAAGTACCATGATATGCCCAGTTCAGATAGGTTGAAAGGATTCCAAAGCATCACCAGCAACGTAACGATAAACGCCGCTGCTACTGCCAGAAACCCAA